CTTTCCGCCCATCGCCAGTGCGGAGCCTGAGCGGAAGTAGAGGTTGCGGCCCCTAATCCGAGCGGAGTGCGAAACATGGTGGAACCAGAAACACCAGATACCCACGGCGCTCGCATCCGACACACGAAGCTGTGATTGTCGGTTGCTGGCACAGACACGGCGGCGTCAGCGGTCAGCCCGTTTCCTCCGACAGTGATCGGCGTGTAGACGTACCGTTCGCCCTCGTACGGCAGCCACAACGGATCGTTGGTGTCCGAACCACCAGGCGTCACCGCCCACGTCTCACCCGTGGTGGCAGAAGTCCACGAGTAGCTGGAGTAGGAGGCGTCACGGGACGGGTCGAAATCAGCGACCAGAGTGCCGTCGATGCCGTCACGAACCTGGGCGCGATGGACGAGGCCAACGCCAGAAAAACCGCTAAGGCCAGCATAACGGCCCACATCCAGAGGGGCGTTGCCACTGAACACGGAGGTCACACCCGACTGGACGACGGGCGACCCCAACATCGTCCAGTTAGTACCGTCGTCCGACAGGTAGAAGGTGATGACACGGTTCCCTGCGCCGTCGTCAACGTCCAATGTCACGCGCGCCCATTTGGTTTCTCCGTTTGCCAGGCCCGTCGGCACCGGCGAAGCGACGAGGGTCCGTGATGCTGCCGTCCCTAACGTGCTCCACGCAAACACTAGGCCATTTGAGCTTGACGGGTTGACCCCGAACGAAAACGACCGGTCAGTCGCGCCGTCGTCCTTGCCTAGCAGACCGATAGCCGCTGCTTCGGAAGTCGCCCATTGAGTTGTGGCGCGCACTCTGATGTCAAGATCGCCTGTAACGTCAAGCACAGCCGCATCTGGCGTTGACGCAAACCCCGTCAGCGACCTGTGCAGCCGCAGCGCCTTGCCGCCCTGCCCGTCCTGCACGATCGCCGCAGAACCCGTGCTGCCGCTCGCCGTGCGGAGGGCGTTCGGGGACAGATCCTGAATGACGTTGGTGGACAGACGCCCAGGCGTCTTACGGGCATCCAACGCGAACACGGCCCGACGGTAAATACCGCCTGTGGCACCGCCCCAATACTCGGCCATCGCATCGCCCAGCGACGGCGCATCGGGCACCATGTCCCCGTAGAACTTCGACCACGAATCGCCGCCCGTCAGATTCAGTTCGTCATGCGCCGCCTTCAGCGACGCATGGCCGGCGGCTCGAACCCCGTCGTTGACTTTGCTCACTGGCCCATCCCCAGCATCGACGCGTTCAACCCGACCTGACCCGACAACTGGTCAACGATCCCCTGCGGCACTGCGTCGCCGCCGTCGAAAAGATCGGCCGGCGGCATCATGCTCGGGTCCATCTGTTCGGGCGGCACAGCCGGTTGTGCCCCGCCCATCGCCGCCATCGGATCCGCCATCGGATCCGTCGGGGCACCTGGCATCTGCGGCTGCTGTGCCACCAGAAACTTGTCGGGGTTGCGGATGTTGAACCCGAACTGCAACAGGTGACGGGTGAACTCGCGTGGGTCGATCACCGTGCCGAGCAGCGGGCCGAGCGCCTGCATCATCGAGATCGCGTTCTGACGGCGCAACGTGTCGTTCTGCGGCTGGGTGCTGCCACCTTCGACCTCGAAGTCGAACTCGCCCACGATGTCTTCACGGGTGTACGGCACCCACAGCGGCAGACCGTCGCGTCCGTAGATCATCGCGACGTGCTCGCCGGTCAAGAACTCCTGGGCGATCTGCACCAGCTTGCGGGCAACCTCGGTGATCGCACCCTCCACCTTCGCCAACTTGTCGGCGGCACGGGCGTTCTGTGCGTCCTGCAAGATCGCCGCCTCCGTCGCCGTGCGACGGATCTCGGGCGTCGACCCACGGGCGTACTCCGACACGCCCGACACAGTGTCGATGTCCGCTTCGATCTGCTGGCTGTAGTTGTAGAGCTCAGGGGCGATGCTGGTCTGCGGCATCGGCTGGAAGATGTCCTGAAACGGCTGGTTGTCGTCCAGCACAGGAACCATCACGTTGTCGTCGTCCGACTTCAACGCAGCGATACCCGCCTGCCCGAACGCCGACTCACGGTAGAAGTACTTGCGCTTGTACCGCTTCCGATGGTTCATCATCTCGGAGCGGGTCTTGTTGAGCTCGTCCTGCAAAGACTCGAGCTCTTCGAGATCACCCTTCGGGTAGAACTTGTCGGGCACCTCGTAGTTGCGGATCTGCACGAACGGATGCCCGAACGGCAACGGCATGTCCTGCGGCTTCACCAGAAACCCGTCGCCCGACTCCGCGAACACACACACGGTGCCCTTCCGCAGGTCGTAGAACTCCCACAGCGTCACCATCTCCGCTTCGTCTTCGACGCGGCGGTTCTGGCGGCGCTGATGCAGCGTGCGGTCATAGGCGTCGGCCTGAAGAGCGGAGCGGGTCTTCGGCTCGTACCGCCGGTCGTTCCGCACCTCCTCCACGGGCTTCACGATCCGTTGCGCCACCCACGCCGCATCATCGAGCGACGTTGCCAGCGGGTCCACGAACACGTCGAACGGGGAGATGCGGTCGAGGAATGGCCGATCCTCCAACGCCTCGGTTCTTGTGGTGCCGATCTCGGCGGCGATGTCGACATCGGTCGGCATCTCAGCGGCGAACTGCGGGTTCGCCGCAGCGAACTCGTCGGCTTCCTGCATCCGCATCGCGATCTGCTCGAGGATCTCGTCCTCGGACATCTCCACGGTGCGCTCACGGTACTTCCAACCGACCTTCAACCAGCCGATCCCGCAAATCAACGTGTCCTGGGTGGCGAGCCGCAGCGCACGCTGCATGTCATGATGCTTCCACCAGTAGTTGATGACCACTTCGAGGATCGCAGAGCGGTCCTCGTCTTCGGGTTTGCGTGGGGCCACAGCGATCTTCGGGTTGTTCACCGCGACCGACGGACCCAGCACGTTGATGGTGGAGAACGACAGGTTGACAGCGATGCGGTCCTCGCCGTTGCGGCCAGGCGGGAAGTGCCGGCCGTCGAAACGGTCGATCAGCCGACGCCACTTCGCGTCAAGTCCCTCGTCATCGACCCGCCAACGCCGAGCGGCATCGACGCGACGGCGAGCATCTCGCAGCATGTCAGCGTGAGAGGCACGCGCCATCCGACACCCTTCCTCGGGTCACACCCAACGGGAACCAGGGCCGGCGTACTGAATGTCCACGCCGTTCGCCTTCGCCGCCGCAACTTCCTGTCGGGCGAGCTCCGCGCCCGACGGACCCTTCCACCAGCGGGGGATCTTCGACTGCAAACCGTTGGCCTGCCAGTGAGCGACCTTGCACGGCCAGCACGGATGCTGGCTGTCGGGATCGCAGTGGGCGTCCCCGTTCGGGCACTTCACGGTCAGTACCCGACGATGCGGACCTGCACCGACACGCCCGACAGATCGGTTGCGGCCGAAACCTGCCCCGACGTGTTGTAGGCGATGACCTTCGGTGCCGTCACCGTGCCACCGAGCTTGATCTGGTAGCCGTCGGTGTCGGTCGCCGCAGCGCCGCCCTCGATCACCATGTCGGTGACATGGTCGAACGGCAGCGTGGTCATCACCAGGGTGTCGCCGCTGGTGGCGTAGCTGTCGGACAGCGTGATCGTGCCCGACACCTGCCGTCGGCCCAGCGACACCCGCTGCGGCCGCTTGCCCGTCGCACGGGCGAACGTCGCATTACCCATGATCAGTTACCCCCCTGGCCCATCGGACGGGGACGGGTAACGGTGGACGGCGAACCACCAGGCTTGCCGCCCTTCGTCGCGCCGCCAGGAGCCGTCTTGGACGACGGCGCACCCGACTTCATGCCAGCGGACGAGTCACGCTGGCCCGCCTTCTGCGACGGACGGGCCAGCCCCATGGGCTGACCCTTGCCGAGCGTCGGCTTCCCGAAAGCCCCAGCAGGGTTGTTCTTCATGACAGCGGCTCCAGTGGATGCGCGAACGATGCGAAGGGTCACACCCCAACTCACACCCGCCGCCGTTTCAGCCCATGCGGGAAAGATGACCGCCGATCACCCAATCGCCGTCCTGCTCGACGCCCTGCTGCGCCCACCAATCCAACGTCAAATAGTCATCGGCGGGAGCCTGGATGATCGGATCATGCACACGGTCCCGTGCATACTCGGCCAACGCCAGCGAGACGACACGGTCATCGAACGGGGAACCGCTCATGCGGCCCCGTTCGTCACGGCGGTACGTGCGGAGCTCGGCCAGCGTGGCCTCGTCCACCACAAACAACTCGCCTTCCCGCAGCGACGACACGATGCGGTTGATGAGCTCGGGTTTCGTACGGGCCGTCGTCTTCCACCCCCACTCCATCGCCCAGGCGTTGTTCGTCGTGTTCAGCCGCTTCTGCCGGTAGATCCTCGGGTACGACAGACGCCTGAGGCTGCCGATCACGGAGACGCCGTGGTTGTTCGACTCGGGAGCGACCAGCGCCGTGTTGTACCACCAGCCCAGCTTCGCCAGCTCGACACCGAACAGGTCGGGATCCACGTGGCCGTGCCAATGCGCCACCACATCCCCCGTCGAATGCTTGATCACATGCGCCGACGAGTAGTCGCCGTGCTCCAAACCCTCCGACGTGTCCGCACCGATCGTGTACAACTCCCCGACCGTCGGGAGCTCCCACACCGACAACGGGCCGTCAGCAGGCCGCAACTCCACGTTGCGGACCGACGTGACCTCATGCAGAAACCCGACATGCTTCGGCACCCGCAGATACGACCGCTGCGTCGCCAACACATCAGGATCGAACACAGGGTTACCTGAACGGACGAACGCCTCCTCGGCGGTCGTCGGATACTCCTGCGCCAACTGCCACGACGGCAACTCCCGACGCTTCTGCTCGTACCACGCCTGGTCACGCGTCTCCGACGCGCTCCACGGATGGAACATCGGCACGAACCGGCTGTTCTTCGTCTGTGCCCCGACCCACAGTTCGTGGAAGAAGTTCCCGCCGCCGTTCGCCGTCGACAGACCGATGATCGAACCGCCCGCATCCGCAACAGGCTCGATCGACGCCCA